TGGCTAATGTATTGACCAATCTCGCCGCCGACATCTACAAGGCTGCTGATGTTGTCGGTCGAGAACTCGTAGGCTTCGTGCCTTCTGCGACCATCAACGCGAACGGTTCTGAACGCGCCGCTAAGGGCGATACTGTTCGTGCTTCTTTCACCCGCGCTGCTACCGCAGTCAATGTCTCTGAGGCAATGACGATTCCGGAAGGCACTGACCAGACGGTTGATAGCAAGACTCTGAGCATCTCTAATGCTCGTGCTGTACAGATTCCGTACACTGGTGAAGACATCCTCCACCTGAACAACGGTATCGGTTTTGAAACCGTTTACGGCGACCAGATCAAGCAGGCTATGCGTACTCTGGTTAACGAAATGGAAGCTGACCTTGCGGAAGAAGCGTACAAGAACGCATCTCGCGCATTTGGTACTGCTGGTACTACTCCGTTTGCCAATAACTTCGCTGAAGTTGCTGAAATCCGTCAGATTCTGGTGGACAACGGCATGCCGACCAACGACGGTCAGGCTTCTCTGGTACTGAACACTCTGGCTGGCACTAACTTGCGTCAGTTGGCTCAGTTGCAGAAGGCTAACGAAGCTGGCGGTTCCCAGTTGCTCCGCGCTGGTACTCTGCTTGACCTTCAGGGCTTGATGGTTAAGGAATCCGCTCAGGTTCAGTCCCACACTAAGGGTACTGCTACTGGTCTGGATGCTGCTGGCGGCGAAGCTGCTGGTGAAACCACCATCGCTCTGGATGGCGGCGACGGCGGCACTGTTCTTGCTGGTGATGTTGTTACCTTCGCTGGTGACACCAACAAGTACGTTGTCAACACTGGTTTGGCTGCTGCTTCTGGCAACATCATCATCAACGCTCCGGGTCTGCGCGCTGCGCTGGCTGATACCGTTGAAATGACTGTTGGCGGTAGCTACGCTGCAAACGTAGCCTTCCACCGCACTGCGCTGGAAATCGCTATGCGCGCTCCGGCTGTACCTGCTGGTGGTGATGCTGCTGACGATGCAATGATTGTCCAAGATCCGTTCTCTGGTCTGGTCTTCGAAATCCGTATGTACAAGGGTTATCGCAAGTCCATGATCGAAGTTGCGGCATCTTGGGGTGTGAAGGCTTGGAAGCCGGAACACATCGCAATCCTGCTCGGCTAATGGATACGGCCCCCTTCGGGGGGCCATTTCCTCTAGGGGACTGAAATGGCACTTGTCGTAGAAGATGGCTCCCTCGTAACCGGAGCAAATTCCTATATCACTCTCGCTGAGTTCAAGACTTGGGCCGATAGCCGTGGTATTGACTACGGCACTGATTACACGCTGGAGCAAAACATTCTCCGCGCTACCGATTACTTTGAGCGGTTGCACTTTATTGGGTGGAAAACCAATGAAACCCAGCCTCTCCAATGGCCTCGTGTGGAAGCACTGATTGACGGATACTATGTGGACTCAACCGAGATCCCTAAAGAAGTCAAAGTTGCAATTTACGAGGCTACAGTTGCACAAATTCAGGGCAACTCTCAGCTAAATACGCAAGATCGACGCACGATCAGCGAAACTGTTGGTGATATTTCGATTACTTACGCTGCTAATAGCGAGAATCGCACAATTACCCCAGCCCTGACATACGCCCTGAACAGGTTGACTGTTCCGGCTGGCGCAGTGAGTCGGATGTGAGCTACAACTATCTAGGAGTCAAATCTACGGCTTCTAGCCTGCTATCCAAGTTCGGACAGCAGCTCACCTTCACTCGCACTGCAAACTCTACTTACGATCCAGACACAGGCACTGCTGCGACATCAAGTAGCACGTACACCAAGTATGCCTGTGCGTTTGACTATACGGATCGGGAAAGAGCAGAAGGAACCATTCAGGCTGGAGACCGTAGGCTTCTAGCTGAAGGCCACACATACGAAATTGGTGACTCCGTGTCTCTGAATGGCGATACCTACCGTATCGTCAACATTTCCAATATCCAGCCCGGAGATACTGCTGTGGCTTGCAACTTGCAGATACGGAAATGAGCAGCTTCACCGAACAAATGAATGATGCGACATTGAATATGTCGAATCTTCTAATTGAACAGGTGCGCACAGGCTTGATGATGATGTCCGATAGGATCATTGACCAAAGCCCTGTCGACACAGGCAGATTCAAGAATAATTGGATTCCGTCTGTGAATAACCCAGTTACAAGCAAGAAAGACACCGTGGATAAGTCTGGGTCTAGGGCAAAAGCGCTAGTCAGGACTTCTCTGGAGAAGCTCAAGCCCGGAGATACTTGGTATTTGCGGAACAACCAGCCTTATGGCGTAAGACTGGAATATGAAGGCTGGTCTCGTCAGGCTCCTAACGGATTCTTGCGTCTTAACGTAGCTAGAACCGCAAGAGAACTTGAGGTTCCATTTACTAGACTGAGGAGTAGGGGCTAGTGAGTACCTATTTCAACGATATTCAGGGTGCGCTGGATAACCAGCTTTCTACGCTGACTAGCTCTCCTCCTGTTGCTTGGCCAAATATTCCTTACGAGCCTTCAGTCGGCACATCTTACTTGCGCCCACTGTTTTTGCCGGGTGATACAACTCAGGCAGGTTTGGGCGATACAGGGCTAGATGATTCTTTCGGGATCTATCAGGTTGATGTGGTTTATAAGGCCGGAACTGGCCGTTCAACACTTCCTGATTCGATTGCCGATCATTTCAGCAGAGGCACAGTTTGCTCTTATAATGGGGTCAATGTAAGAGTAAGGTCAGTTTCCATTGGCCCTATGATTCAGGATGAGGCTTGGGTATTTGTGCCTGTCTCTATTTCTTGGCAAACATTTACGCCTGCGAGGTAAACAAAATGGCTATTGCAAACGGCGCACAACATTCCCTGCATTTCGTAGCTGAATCCACCTACGGAACTACCCCATCAACTCCGACTTGGACTCCGATCCCGCATACCGGAACGAATCTGGCTCTGACAAAAGATGCCATTGAATCCGAAAAGCTGCGTGGCGATCGTCAGGTAGAGGACTTCCGTCATGGCAATAAGACCATCGGCGGAGAAGTCAACGCTGAACTCGAATACGAAGCGTTTGACACGATCCTTGAAGCAGTCATGTGCGGAACTTGGTCAACCGACGTGCTGAAGACTGGCACGACCCGTCGCAGCTATACGCTTGAGCGTAAGTTCGCAGACTTGGCTACTCCTGAATACCATCGCTACACAGGCTGTGAATTCAACACCATGTCGCTGTCCGTAAGTCCTAATGCGATGGTTACTGCTACTTTTGGTGTTGTCGGTAAGGATCTGGCGCTTGCGACATCTGCTGTCGCATCTAGCACCTATTCCTCTGATGTAGGCAATTCTCCGTTTGACTCTTTCACTGGCTCTATCACGGAAGGCGGCTCTTCAATCGCCACTGTGACTAGCATCGAAATGAGTCTGGAAAATGGACTTGAGCCTTTATTCTCAGTAGGAAGCCAAACCACTAATCGCCCGTCTATCGGCAAAAGCCGTGTGACTGGCACGTTGACGACTTACTTCGACAGCAAGACTTTGTATGAGAAGTTTATCAATGAAACTTCTTCTTCCATTGTTCTGACCCTGACGGATGTTGATGGCAATAGCTATGAAATCGACATTCCGAACGTGAAGTACAACTCAGGCCAGCCGGATGTATCTGGTGAGGGCGCAGTTACTGTGGCTATGGAATTCGTAGCTCTGTACTCCTCTTCTGACGCATCTCAGTTGGTTATTACCCGTACCGACGCATAAGGAGACTCATGGAACTCAACAGGCTGAGTACCGCTACAGCGCATTCCGCAGGGGCGGAGTGCAATATCTTGTCACCAGTTGACGGCTCTCCCACGGACGTATTTATCACGATCCGTGGAGCAGACTCTAAAGAGTGGAGAGCGCTAAAGAAGAAGCAGACGACCAAAATCCTTGAGGCAAAGGCCGCAGGGAAAATGGATGATCTGGACTATGACAAGATGGATGTCGATGCTCTTGTGGATGCAACAATCTCTTGGCGTGGTCTTACAAAAGACGGTCAGGAATATCCATTCACAAAAGAGAATGCAGTAGAGCTTTATAGCTCCTCTCCATCCGTAGTGAATCAGCTTCTTGAGTTCCTGACCGACCGAGCAAATTTTACGGACGGCTGATTGATGAATTTGTAAGGTATGGCCGTTGGGCGTATTGGATCAACGGATACGCAGAAGGTTCAAAGATCAGCCGATATGAGGCTCTAAAACAGGTAGAGAAGAGCAGGGGCGAGACGCCAAGGGAGCTAAAAAATGCTCCTGAGCTTTCGGCAAATCATTCAGATTGTTGGGAAGCCTACATCTCGCTAAAAGAACATTCCTACCCAGAGCTTGAGAGTTATATGAGGGTTACTGGCCTAGAGCTTTCCGGCTGGGAAATCGAAGCCATAATGACCTTAGCCCGACATAAGGATAGGGAACCAAAATGGCCGATATAGCAACCCTTCAAATTCAAGTCGAAACCAAAGATGTCGCTGCTGCACAAGCGGCACTAAAAAGTCTTGGCGTTGAAGCAAAAGTAACAGAAACAAAGGTTGGCGGATTAGGCGAAGCTGCCAAAAAGAATCGCGGCGCTTTTCGCGCAATGCGCGGTTCTGTTCAGCAATTAGGTTTTCAGGTTCAGGATATTGCCGTACAGCTACAGGCTGGCACTAGTGCAATCACCGTATTCACTCAGCAGGGTTCTCAGATTGCTGCGCTATTTGGGCCGGGTGGCGCTGTATTTGGTGCTGTTCTAGCTATTGCTGGCGCAATTACTGGCGCTCTTGTTGGCTCAATGAACAGAGCAAAAGAAGAAGCAAAAGATTTAGCAAGCGAACTAGATAAGTTAATCGAAGCTAGTCGTGAGATGACTGAAGCTCAAAGGGTAAGAGAACTTCCGAAGCTATATCTTGCTTTGTCTGAATCAGTATCAAAAGCGCGAGCAGCAAATAAAGAACTAAATCTGGCAAAGCTGGAAGGATCTGCACAAGACGCGGAGACAATTCAGCGATTGAATGATCTTCGAGCTGTAGTTGATGACGAAACAAAACTACAAGGCGATCTTAAAGAAGCAATCGCTATTCTTCGCGGAGAGCGTTATTTATCATCTGATGCAGTTAGAGACAATCGAGAAGAGGCAGAAAAGCTAGTCAAGAAACTAGAAGAAGAAGCAAAAGCTGCTGGGATGACAGCGGAGCAGCTTCGCATATATAACCTTGAGCTTAAAAAGCAAGAGGCAATCACAAAAACATATGGAGCTGCCAATCGCGATCTAAAAGAAAGAGCAATTATTGCTGCCGATACTTTGATTATGGAAGAGAAGTTGGCGCAAGAAAAAGAATCTATTGAGCAAAGAAAGCGTGATGCGATCAAAAAGACAAGGGAGCAAGAGAAGTCCTATCAAGAGCAATTTAAGCTAGACGAAAAAACTAGGCTTGAAGAACAGAGAATTGTCAATCAAGGATTGCTTAGTCTTGAAGATAACCTTTTGAAGAACAAAACAGATAAGCAAAAAGCTGGTTATCGAGTTGCGGTAAACCTTCTGGATCAAGAAAAACGCACTCGCGCAGTCAATATCGTTTCTACCTCTTATGAGGCGGCGATGAAGGCTTATGCGGCGATGGCTGGAATCCCTATTATTGGCCCTGCGCTTGGCGCGGCGGCTGCTGCAACCGTTATTGCTGCTGGCGTTAGTTTTGCCGCGCAGTCCCTAGCAGGCCGAGCATTGGGCGGTCAGGTTCGCGCTGGCGAATCCTATGTAGTGGGTGAGCGTGGCCCAGAAATCTTGACTATGGGATCTACTGGCCGGATTACGCCGAATGACAAAATCCAGACCTCTCAGACCGAAGTGGGCAATAGAAATGTGAATGTCAGCTTCAATATTAGCACCGTAGATGCTGCTGGATTTGATACTCTATTGCAGTCCCGTAGAGGGCAAATTATCGGAATTATTAACACCGCCATGAATGAGCGCGGAAGGCCAGCATTAGCATGAGTTATCCGACCGACCCAGAATTTAAGGCTGTCAATGTAACCAGCAGACACTCCAACCTATCCTCTGAAACAGTCTCAGGAAAGGTTCAGGTGAGGGCTTTAGGCGGCCAAAAATGGACATTCACGGCTAAGTACAACCCAATGACACGGGCAGAATTTATGCCTGTGTATGCCTTCGTTACGGCCCTACAGGGACGTTTTGGCACATTCACCATCATCCCTCCGGTGATCAGCTCCACGAGTGGAACGGCCTCTGGAACGGTTCTGGTGAACGGGGCGCACACTGCCGGAGATAAGACGATTGCCATTGATGGCCTAACCGGAACGCTAAAGGCGGGCGATTTCATCAAGTTTGCAGGACACGACAAGGTTTATATGGTTACGGCAGATCGTGCAGGGGCTGGAACTCTATCCATTGAACCGGGGATTGTAGAAAACCTTGCAAATGATGAGGCTATTACCTACAACAATGTGCCATTCAAGATGCGTCTCACTAATGACGTACAGGAATACAGCCTCTCTGCAAACGAATACTTTGAGTATGAGATTGACATGGAGGAAGTCCTCTAATGGCTCGTTCCATCAATGCCTCCACTCTGGCAGAGATGGAGAAATATGCAGTCAAGATTTCTCATCTTGTCAGCCTTGACCTAGCCTCTACTGTTTATTTGACTGACGCTGGGCATGATATTTCCTATGGCGGGAATACTTATGAAGCATCCAGCCATTTGCTAGAAATTGGGTCTGTTAACGAAACATCCGATGTCCGTGTAGGGACGGTAAATCTAACTCTGTCCGGCGTGAACCAGACGTTCATATCAGCCTTCTTGAATGCGTCTTATATTGGAGCGCAGGCATTGATTTATCGAGTATTCCTAGATGTCAATGGAGCGATTATTGGCTCGCCAATCTTGATCTATGACGGAAGAATTGATGGGTTTGACATTAACGAATCTAAGACAGACTCAACAATCAATGTTCAGTTTGCCTCGCATTGGTCAGACTTTGAGAAGAAGTCAGGCCGCTACACAAACCCAAACTCCCAAGCCCTGTTTTTTACTGGCGATAAGGGATTTGACTTCGCTGCGAATATCGTCAAAGACTTGAAATGGGGTAGACCCTAATGGGCATTTTTGATTTTGTTAGTGATGTCTTTGATTTTGTAGGCGATGTATTTGGCGAGGTTGTATCGTGGTTTGTTGATATACCTGAGCCGCCGAATTACGAAGATAACTATCGAGGCGTTCTGCTTAATAAGCAGAGTAACCTCGCACAGATTCCTGTTGTGTACGGCCAAAGACAGGTTGGCGGAACTCGCGTATTTGTTGAAACTTCTGGAACTGACAACGAATATCTGTACATCTGCCTTGTGCTTTGCGAAGGCGAGATTCAAGCGATTGGTGACATTTACATCAATGACATTCTGAGTACAGATAGCCGATTCTCTGGCCTTGTCAGCATCGACAAAAAGCTAGGCTCTGATACGCAAACCGTCAGCAGCGTTCTTCTTAATGCTCCAAGCTGGACTTCAGATCATACCCTGAAAGGCGTTGCATATCTCGGTATGCGGTTCAAATGGAACCGTGATGTATTTGGATCAATCCCAGAAGTGAAAGCCGTTGTTCAGGGCCGCAAATGCTACATACCTTGGACTACTGGAACTGAATACACGACAAATCCAGCAATTTGTATGTTGGATTACA